AGGCCGTTATCGACGCGCATCCAGAAATATCTGACGGGTTTGATATGTGGTCAGAAGACGAAGCTGATGGTAGGCAGAGGGTCGCTCCCGGGGCGATCATTCCAATACTGGTTACGGCAATTCAGGAACTTTCGGCAGAACTCAAAGAGATCAAGGAGAAAATATAATGGCAGCAGAACCACGCACCACTGAGCAGAAGGCTCAAGACTACAAAGCAATGGGGCACTCCGTTTCCCTGATTGACATCATCAGGACTGATTCAGACCCGGCTTATAAAGAGAATATGTCAGTCGAAGAACGGAAAGAGACCGTTTCAAGAAACGTAGAACATCTTGAAATTATGGTTGCTCTTGAAGACTGGGGTTCTGAGGATATGACAGCCTCAAAGGCAGCGATCACCAACGGCAAGGCGTATGTAGCATCATGAGCGACGAAGCACTGGATTTTGAGGTAGAAGAAGATACTGCGGAGGTTGTGGAGCTTCCGCCCGCGATTGAAAAGTTGCAGGCAAAGCAGGCCCGGCTTCAGCAGGAAATCGCGAAGTATCAGGCTCAGATCAATGAGCTTGTTGAGCGGCACGAGACAGCACAAATGGCGTTTGCCCAGTGCGCGCTGTTGATTCAGGCGCAGGAGCATGGCGGGGAACACTGATGCTGATGGCGCAATGAAACTAGCTATCGAAGCGTTGGACCGAATCGCTCACCATGAAAAGGAATGTGGTGAGCGATGGGGCCAAGCAATGGTTGAGCTACGAGAATTGCGAAAAGAAACTGATGCCCACTCCTCTCGCTGGGAGAAGCTGGCTTGGTTGGTTGTTGCGACGGTCATCACTACGTCGATGGGAATTTGGATTAAGACGATTCTTTAGGAAAGGCAGTGCCTCTTCAAAAATATATATTTAATCCTGGAATCAATAGAGAAGGAACCGCGTACACCGCAGAAGGTGGTTGGTTCGATGGGAATCTCGTTCGCTTCAGGAAAGGACTTCCTGAGAAGATAGGCGGGTGGGCTAAAGAGTCATTGAAAACCTACCTAGGAACAGGTAGGTCTCTGCATGCATGGACCACCGTAGCAGGAACTAATCTCTTTGGAATAGCTACCCGGGTTAAGTTGTATATTGAGGAAGGGAACGTATTTAACGATGTAACCCCGATTCGGTCAACAACCTCTGCGGGAGATGTCACTTTCTCCGCAACTAATGGCTCTTCCACAATTACTGCAACAGACACTAGCCATGGTGCGAATATTGGAGACTTTGTTACTTTTTCTGGGGCGGCTAGTCTCGGGGGTCTTATAACCGCAGCAGTTCTTAATCAAGAATATGAGGTAGCCACGGTCCCCACTGCGAATACGTTTACGTTCACTGCAAAAGATACCGATGGAGATGAGGTAACTGCGAATAGTAGCGACTCTGGAAATGGAGGTTCTAGTGTTGTAGGTGCGTATCAAATCTCTGTAGGTCTTGATGTATTCGTAGCGGGAACAGGCTGGAGCGCCGGAACATGGGGAAGCGGTACGTTTGGTTCAACTAGTGACCTCACAGATATAAATCAGCTGCGAACCTGGAGCCAAGATAACTATGGAGAGGATCTTGTCGCATGTGTAAGAGCTGGGGGCGTGTACTACTGGGATGCAAGCGATACGGTGAATGTTCGAGCGAAGGCGCTCTCGGAGCTCACCGGGGCTAATTTATGTCCTACCAGAGGACTTCAGGTTCTCGTTTCTGATGTAGACAGACACCTCATAGTATTGGGGGCTGACCCTATATCAGGCACCGCAAGATCCGATGTACTAGATCCTTTGTTGATTGCATGGTCTGATCAGGGAAATCCTGCGGAATGGGAACCTAAGAATACAAATACAGCAGGGTCTATTCGTTGTTCTGTGGGAGCAGAAATCATTGGGGGTCTACGCGCTCGACAAGAGACCCTCGTTTGGACCGACTCTGCGATGTACAGCCTTCAGTTTATTGGGCCTCCTTACACGTTCGGACTGAACCTTCTTAATGAAGGGATTAGTTTGATGGGGCCTAATGCTGCCATCAACACTCCTAAAGGGGTGTTTTGGATGGACCGAAAGGGGTTTTATGTATATAACGGATCAATCAGCCCTGTTCCGTGTAGTGTCCACAGTTATGTGTTTGATAATCTTAATGAGTCTCAGTCTTATCAGTATTTTGCATTTCTTAATACGCAGTTTGATGAGGTCGGTTGGTTCTACTGCTCTGGGACAGAAACAGTTATTGATAGATATGTCACCTATAACTACTCAGAAGATACTTGGGCGATAGGAAAACTTAGCCGCACGGCTTGGTTAGATCAGGGGATCGCGCCATACCCACGATCTGCGGGATCAGCTGTTATATCCGATACCACGTATCACTACGTATACAAGCAGGAAACGGGGAACGATGCTGATGGCTCTCCTATGGATGATGTCTATATTGAGTCAGGAGACTTCGATTTAGGCGAAGGAGAGGACATCCAATACATACGGAGATTAATTCCCGATGTTCGGTTCTCTGGTGAAAACGGTGCGGGGCAGGTTCTTAATTTTGTCCTGAAGACCCGGAACTACCCTGCGGAAGACTTATCAGTAAGTAGCACCTCCGTTCTTGGGGTTACTACAGACAAGATTGATCTTCGTGCTAGAGCTCGTCAGGCTGTTATCCGATTTGAGTCCGACGATGACGCGGATACCTCTGTGAGGCTTGGGGTAGCGTTTCGGATTGGTGGTACTCGGCTAGACGTCCAACCGTCGGGTAGACGGTGACATGGCACGGCTGCTAGAAACACGACTCCCGCTTGCGGCGGGAGGTGATGTTTCCACAGAAATTTTTAACAGACTGGTTCGAGTACTTGAGTTAAACCTAGCTACTCATGATCCAGACGCTACGCCTGCTTTTATTATTGCAGATAGGGATCAGATCAAGTTTGCAGATGGGGATGTTATTTGGAACCTTGATGAGAACGTCCTTCAGGTTTGGAAAACTGATCGTTGGGAAAACCTTTCAACTCCCTACAATAATGCAGGAGTTAGTGGAACAGGAGCCGTTGGTTCCTTACAAGTTACGACCGCTGGCGCAATCGAGGTCAGGATACTTTAGTATGGAGAAATCTTCAAAAGTAAGTCCTCATTTCACTTTGGGTGAATTGTGTCGATCTCAGACTGCGGAGCGGTTAGGGATTGAAAATATGCCGGATGAAGAACAGCTAGAGTGTTTGAAACTAGTTGCTGAAGCCGTCCTAGAACCGACTAGGATTCATTTTAAGACCCCCTTTGCTCCGAATAGTGCATTTCGGTGCTTAGAACTGAATAAAGCTATTGGGAGTAGCGATAAATCTCAGCACTGCAAAGGGCAAGCTATTGATTTTGAAATACCGGGAATGAGCAATGAGGAAGTTGCCCGGTGGGTAAAAGACAATCTCGGCTTCGATCAGCTAATTCTTGAATTTTACGACGGGGTCGATCCGAATAGTGGGTGGATTCACGTCTCTTATGTCTCAGAAGAGGAGAACAGAAACGAGGCGCTTGTCTATAACAAATCTGGGTACAGCTTTTTTGAATAGCTATGGCTATCAACAGCATTGATCAGACAACCGGAAATCCCCCAGCGATTGCTTGGAGAAGGGTTGCAAATGAGAAGATGCAGCAGTTGGTCGTGGCGTCTGACGGAGCCCCTGTAAAGAAGGTAACAGAGATATCTGAAACTCAGTTGTATCAACTGCGCGGGGGAAAAATCACTGTTACCGATATTAGTCAATCAACAGCCACCGTTGACGTCAAAGTCTAATGATGTTGGCTTTCGTACTGGTAGTAGTCGTGAACGGTGAGCCACTCGCTGACGACGGAATTTATTTTCGCGATATAAAGAGGTGCAATCAGTTCGCGCATTGGATAAGCACAGGGAGTTTCGATAAAGCCAGACATTTTTCATACCTACAGCATCGCGGAAATGTCACGGCTTACTGCATTCCCCGCCGCGTGCCTGTCAACGTCCAGACGTTCGACTGATGATTGCAGAACTGACAGCGGCGTTCACAGCCCTAAAGGCGGTCAATGAAGGCATCCAGTCGCTTCGCGATGCTCACGGGCATGGTCGAGATTTGGGCTCGATTCTCGGTTCGTGGAGCGAAGCCGCTATGGCGGCTAAAGAATGCGAGAAAATTCAGGCCGCTGGGAAAATGAGCTACTCAGAGGCTTTGCGGCTTGAGAGCGTCTCTAGGCAAGTAGCAAATTACGACCGGATGCTGCACGACGTTTGCCTGCTGCAGGGTCAAGGAGATTTGTACAAAAGTATTAAAGCGCGAATGGCCGAGGCCGAGGCTAATGCGGCCAAAGAAGTGGCAAGAATTAAAGCCCGGCGAAAACGACGGATCAAATTTTGGAAAGAGATTGGGCAAATTTTAAGCATCATGTTTGGCATGCTTCTGATGTCAATTTTTTCTATTTGGGTGTTTTTCACTTTCTTCTATGGGGCTGAATAGATGTCTAAAAAACTGGAACCCAAATCTCAGTACGCTGAGTTTGACTTGGACGGTGATGGCACGGTCACCGATGACGAGATTCGCCGCTCGCAGGACATGCTTGAGCTGGAGATGCGGGAGGAAAAGGCCGACACCCAGCGTCGCATGGCGTGGGTAGCAATGTGCTCCATGTGCGTCTTTGCGATCCTGCCCCTGATGCCTTTTGTACCTGAAGCACGGTTAGCTACGC